ATGCTCGTCTAAAACTCGTATATTATCCATCAATTACCACCTTATCGAAGACTACCCCGAACTATAAAAATCCTTCCGCTAAAAATCGGCGCTGACGCGCTGGGATGGGGCGCCAATGGGGGCGTAGGGGTCCCTCCCCTCCCTCTCCCCTCGGGCCTCTTGCTTTTGCCTGGAATGTTCACTATTCTTGCAATACCACCGGAGCTTCACTATCTGGTCATCATTCATCTTCATTGTTTTTCCATTATTACAACAAACATGAGGGGAGGACGCTATCTTCTCCAGAGGCGCCGGACCAGGCTGGCGACCGTTTGGCCGCCTCTATGGGTGGAATCACTTGTCCGCTCTTCCCGGCCCGGAGTTTCCCGGTCCCCGCCGTGACTGCCGAACATATCCGCCGATCAAGATTCTTCTGATCCTGCCGGTTATTCTGAAGGTCTCAGCTGCATTTTGTCTTTCAAAAATGTTTCCATGATGGCGGATTCATCGCAACCAGTGTATGGAAGAACACGCACCGGGACCGGTCTTTCCGCCCGGTCGGTTTTTTCTCCGGTGAGGGGGTCGGTCCTTTGCATCCTCCCTCTGGTCGTATAATTTGCATGAACATCCCGCCCCCATGCAGAAATGGTACGCTCGACCTCCGCAACCTCACCCTGGTATTTTCGAGTTAAATCATCCAGTTTCTGGAGCGGTCCTCTGATATCGGACTTGTACCTTTCTCCAATCTCTTTTTCATAAGCCAGTAGATCGTCAATCACTTTGTCGCTTTCTTCTTCGGAAATGATCTCCTGATTTTGGAGCTGAGCGTATCTGGATGAATACATGCTGATTACAACCCTTGCCCGACGTTTGGCCTCCTGAGCATTTTCGAAAGCATCAAGATCCATGTTCTCCGTTGAGCTCTGGATCGCCTGATCCGCTACTTCCTCCTGAGCCCTCGCCTCGCTGAGTTTGCTCTGAATCTCCCGCATCTGTGCAGCCTTTTTCTCCAACAACTCTTTCATCAGTTCCTTTACATCCTGAAGCACTGTTTTTGCCATTTTTACTTCCTCCGTATTATTATCATTTTTTTCGAAGGCCGGACCGGCCCTTGTACGTTATCAGCCTTAACCGACCTTTTTTCGACGTTCCTTTTCTTCGTCCAGTTTCCGCAGCTCTTTTTCAAATTTGGAAAGTGTAGATTCCCTATCGATATCAAAAGTCTTAAACCGGAACCTTCCATCCCAGCAAAGCGGCAACACCCGGCCATTATCCAGCAACGCAGCCCCGATAATCCGCCATTCAATATTCCGGCTTCCATCTTCTGAAGCAGCCTGGAACGTACCACCATCCGTTAAAGAAATCATTTTCAGAATCTTGTTTTCCATGTTCATTACCTCCTATTTTTTAAACGTTCTTTATACTCTGCCTTAACAACCTTCCGGATCTTCCTTCCGCATTCCGGAGAACAGGCCCGATCATAAGGCGTGACCATCTCGAAGATCCGTCCGCATACTTCGCACCGCTTCATTTTCAGATGAAAACTTGATCCGTTGCTGAATATACCGTCTAAGTAAAGCCGGCATCCACCATCCGAAAGCTCCGGATAGGCGCTATACTCGCACCATCTACAAGTATTCGTCGTCTTGTACTTACATTCATCAACTTTGTTTTTCATCGTATTACTCATTACATACAACCCCATGCTATTTAAAAGTACTTATGATACTTAAAGGCACTTAAGATACTTATGGCAATAATGATACTTAATGGCACTTCAAGTGCCTTAAGTGCCTTAGTGCCTTTATAGTGTTATTGAATCATCCAGTGATATCTGAACCGTTTTCGGCGACTGGCTCATTGATTTAAACGTGTACTTCCATTTTCCATCTAAAAACCGTTTGGTTACTGTAACGTCTTCGCGCTCAAAAAACTTGTTATCAACCCACGACTTTATTTTTGCGCCCATCTTTTTCGCGGTCATATCAGACTCGGACTCGTCGACCAATTCTTGCATGTAGCCGGACCAGAACCCTTCCGACTTTATGCCGGCACGGATCGCCTTCACCGCATCGTGGCTGAAATATTCATGGTATTCTTTCTCCAGCCTTTTTTGCCGCTTCAGGTCCTCGGCGCGACCGTCGAGATTCCATCGGAAAGAATCAGCATCCCACCGGATCACATACCGATCCGTTATTACTTCACGGCCTTCGATGGATAACACCGCCTCTGTCTCGGAGTCCGGCTCACGGATAACAACCATGTTCACGTCGGTACTGCCTCGGCTTGTGTTCGCACCGGCAATCCGATCGAAGGGCTTCGCGCTGGTTTGTTTGTTGGTATGCTCGACCAGGACGATACAAATGTTTCTGGTATTCGCAATTTTCCACAACTCTTGAGTGTCCAGGTATTCGTTCTTCAGGACCTCATTTGCCTTTCGCGACGGCCGGATCTTTATAAAGACATCGACGACGACCAGAACAACGTCGGTGTGAGTATCCAGGAAAGCATTCAAATCATCCTCGAAACCATCGCCTATCAACCGGATATCTTCCATCCCGCAATGGGTGTAATAATTAGTCGGTGCCGGATCGTCGCCCAAAACCTGCAGCATTCTTGTCTTCGCCCTGCGTGGTGTCGCTTCCAGATCAAAATATACGGCCCCGCCACTCTGCGTTTGCTTACCCATGAATTTACGTCCCAAACAGACAGACAGACACAAATCTAAAGCCATATAGGACTTGTATGTTTTCGGTTCACCGCACAACTTCACCAACCCGGCCGGAAGGAATCCGTCAACGAGCCATCGAATCGGTGGAAGGTCCGCAACCGCAAGATCCGCTCCGTTCGTAAAGGAAAGCCCGCTGGATTTCGTTTCATTTCCAGATGAAGCAATCAGAGCCTTGAAATCATCGACCGTATGATTTGTGAAATAATCGGAGATATCGGCCTTCTCGATTTCCGGAACCGGGACAATTACTTTTACGGATTTCGCCACAGGCGCCAGACTGGCCTTTACTTCATCCGCCAGCTTTTTCCCTGGTGTGTCATTATCGGCCAGGACAACGGCGTCCGCACCAGTGAACAGTTCCGAACACTCTGGGACCCAATCACTACTTCCGCCGCACGTCACAGCGACAAATCCTTTTCTCGCCATGGTGTTCGCGTCCTTCTCACCTTCGGTGTAGTAAACTGTTTCTCCGGCCTCTATTGCGTCCTGTATCTCTTTAATGGTCTTCGTGCTATATATCGCCGGGATGTTCTTCCTCGAAACACCGTTAAGGCCGTAAGTAAATCGACCGTTCGCAATGATCCCATAGACAAATTCCTTCCCGGGAAACCGCAGCCGTGTAAACGCATATTCACCATTAAGCTTCCTATAATGATAGGCGCCTTCGAGCTTCTTTTCTGCTCGGGATTCCACATAGTCCTTCCAGGTCTTCTTCTGATCGTTTCTGCTCTGCTTCTGTCCGTCATCATCGAACAGATCCTGTATCGAAAGACCAGCCGCCCGCAAAACATCATCAATGCTGCATCCCGCGTGACAATGGACGCCCGTCTTTCCGGCCTTCAATTTAGATATGGAAAGCGAAGCTTCCTTATCATCATGAGCAGGACAAATACACTGCGCCTTGTCGCCGTTTTGATGCTTTACTTTGAAATGAGAAAGAATCTCTTCGTAAGTCATGCGGTCTTATCACCTGCCTTGTGTGGAAGCAGCCTGTCATAGAAATAAGCAGCCGGAATCCTGGTCCTGACTGTAATATAGCCTTGTTTCTCCAGCTCCTGGTTGAGCTGCCGGATCAGCTTATAACAATAGTTTTCGGACCGGTTCAGGATCTTCGACAGATCTTCTGCCGTGTAAAATGTCTTCTCCATGCATTGCCTCACTTCCGTTGAATCTTCGCAACTGGAACGCCTAACGCTTCCGCGATCTTATGAACAGTCTCGACACTACAAGTTCTGCCGTTACAGATTGCATTTGTCATCGAATATGAAAGCCCGGAGGATTCTGCAAGTTTCTTTTGGCTTATCCCGGCTTTCACAAGTTCGGATCGCAGCTTCACATTGTCAATTCTCAAGGTGTCACCTCCGTTCGGTAGTATTTGCTTCCGTTAAAAGGTATCATATGCTACCGTTTTTGTCAATATTAAAGGTAGTAATTTCTAACATTTTATGGTAGAATACACTTGACAGGAGGGCCTGAAATGACTATTGGAGAAAAAATACGAGAATACAGAAAAAAAGCTGGGCTTACACAAGAAGAACTCGCGCGCAAACTCGACATTACACGATCGATGATCGGCCAGTTTGAGCGTAGCGACAAACCACCAAAGCTTGAAACAATCGCCCGAATCGCGAACGCATTAGGAGTAGATATTTCAGATTTACTGGGTGGTTACGCTTCTTTTGATGCTCCGGAAGCTTATGAGCAAGAGATGCAACGCCGGCGAGATCAGCCCGGTGTAGAGATCAAAATAACCCATAGTGAAAATGGCACTGCCTCGACTGAGAACGTAACCATTAGCAAAATCAATAAACTATTGAGTAACTTAAATGACGACGGTGTGTTCGAAGCTCACCACCAGATCGAACTGCTTTCCAAAATACCGGATTTCAAGGAGTGAAATGCCATCATATAAAGATGAAAAGACCGGCAAATGGTACTGTCAATTTTATTATAAGGACCATACCGGCAACCGGAGGAAAAAATATAAAAGAGGCTTCGCCTTGAAGCGTGACGCGGATCAGTGGGAGCGTGATTTTTTAGAGAAGATGCAGGGTACTCCAGAAATGACGTTGGAAGCCCTGTCTTCTTTGTACCTGAAAGACATTAAACTGAACCATAAGCCGGTGACATACCGGACCAGAGAAAGCCGGGTCCGCTTGTGGATTGTTCCCTACTTCGGAAAAACACCCATAAACACAATCAAGGCAATCGATATAAAGAACTGGCAGGACGAACTCAAAAAATCTGAATCGGTGAGGCTGAGCAGCTCCGGAGAAGCCATAAAAGCAAGCCTTTCTCCCGGGTATATTGGCACGTTACATCGAGAGCTTTCAGCAATGATGAACTTCGCCGTAAGATACTACGGGCTCCCGGACAATCCATGCAAGAAGGCCGGTAACATTAGTAAGTCAAAGAAAAAATCCTTGTCGTTCTGGACGCTGGATCAGTTCAACCAATTTATTGAAACGTTCGAAGATGATGATCCTTTCCGTGTTGCGTTCTTAACGCTCTATTATACAGGCTGCCGTGTAGGTGAACTCCAGGCGCTAACCGTCGACGACATCGACCTGAAGGCAGGAAAGATCCGGATCAACAAGACCTTTAACGTCGTCGACGGAAAACACGTCGTCACCGACACTAAAACCGAAAAAGGGAACCGCGTTATTAGAATAAACAAGTCTCTTTCCGCTGATCTGAAAGCTCATATTTCGCGATTATATAAACCAGCTCCATCAGATCGTATCTTTGTCATGACTCACAGTGCTTACGGGAAAAAGCTGGACAGCCACGCGGCCTCAGCAGGATTACCTAAAATCCGCGTTCACGACTTACGCCACAGCCACGCCAGCTTATTGATTGAAATGGGCTTTTCACCTGTTGCAATCGCGGATCGCTTAGGCCATGAGAAGGTCAGCACGACGCTTGATATCTATTCCCATCTTTACCCTTCCCAGCAAGACGAACTGGCCGACAAACTGGAAGAAAAATGGACAGCAGGAACCCCGAAAACGCCGTGATTTGTACTTGCGTATTTTGTACGTATATAATTTTAGAATCAAAATAGAATCACTGAGACATAAAAAAGCCAGACGGCCCGATTTAAAAGGCTTTCTGACTTGTTGGATGGAGCATAGGGGGATCGCTTACCAGTTTTTATGTATGATTTTCTATTGTTATAGACCAGAAAGCGGCCAAAATTTGCCCTGATTTTTACTATATTTTTCCCCTGTGGAATTTTTTAGAATCAAAATAGAATCAATAATTCTACTTTACCCTTATATTATTCCATTGTGGAAACTCTCTCGACCCATTCGTCACACTCTCTTATCCTGGTTATTCTTTTCATCTTCGAGCACTGACATATAGCCAGCCGTTAACACTCCGGCCGGCAATGCAACAATGGCAATTCCCATGATTGATGATGCCATCGTGATGATCCGTCCGACCGTTGTCACCGGGTATATATCGCCATAACCAACCGTTGTCAATGATACCGTAGCCCAATATATCGCATCAAAAAACGTATTAAATGAATCAGGCTCCGCATTAAATATTACCAATGCGGAAACGATGATGTAGGCAGCCGCAAGAACACAAACCGCAATCAGGGAGTCCTTCGATTTCCGGATCACGGATACGATTCTCCCGAAACTCTTCGAGTATCTCATCGCCTTAAATATTCTGAATATCCGGAAGAACCTGGCCAGTCGGAACAATCGGAACAGCTTGAATGCGCTATTCAGCAATGTTATCGAAGGAAGGATCGATAGGAGATCAATAATTGCCCAGGGAGTGAAAGGATAGAGAAGAAACGATTTCACGCCTTTCTTTAGCTTCAGATCGCAGGTCGCATACCTCAGCACATAATCCACGATAAAAAGAATTGTGGTCACGATGTCCGTTATGTAAAATGGGAAGTACTCACTTTTAAACGCAAGCGGGATGATACTAACAATAATCGCAAGAAACATGATCGCATCATAAATGGAGCTTGTTTTGTCACCATTCTTCGACACTTCGATTACTTCCAGAATCCGCTTGCGCATGTTGTTTCCCTCCAGCATTTCTTTTAATAATAATACTCTATGTATTGAGGGAACGTAAAGAAAAAGCGACCATTCAGGCCGCTTAATCCTTGCATCTGTCCTATCATCAGTCCGTTTTCCGTCCCTTTTTCGCCAGCAGATATAAAAGTTCCTCCGGAGCGACGTTACGCCACAGACTCGGATCACTGCTGACTTTGATTTCCTGCAGCACTCGCGCTGCCGCCTGGACATCTTCCGGTGTAGCGTGGAGGTGCGCGACCACATAGTCAATCATTCCAGGCGTCGCCGACCATTCCTCTTCCAGCTGGCCTCTCTCCTGCTCTGACATCTCGGACCAATCCTTTTGAATACCCATCATCATTTCCCCTTTGCATTCCGATAGCCGACAGCAAGCCCAGCGTAATAGGACTTAGTAACGAGCTCAAATAACATGTTGTATGTTGGCGCCTCATCAAAGCGCTCCTTCATTTGGTGGATCGTGTAAGAGCCGATATCCAACCCGCTTCTCTTGTGCGCTATCGCCCTTCCCGCTTTCGCTGCTTTTTCAAAATCTCTCATGGTGTCCGCTCCTTTCGTTAAATCACATTAGTGTCTCTGCTATGATTTCGGCCGTCTGGCGAAGCCTATCGCTTCATCCGGCAAGAATACTGCTTTGGAGTCATAAGCTCCACAGAGGCCGTTAAATCGCTCTCACAGCTCCCCAAGATCCCACAGCGCCGCCCTCTCTGTTGATGACATTCCTGTTTCACGGAATCTCCGGACTCCTGTTCCGCGCATTGATGAGCTCCGGATATCATCGCAAAAATGCTTTAGTTTTTTCGATCTCCTAAGCGTTCGGATTGCTTTGGCCTCGTCGTATTTAGCGTGACTGTTTGACGACCTGCTGACCTCGGAAATAGTTCTTCCTTCTATATATTTCGCCCGGATCGTTTCGGCCTGTCGCGCCGGCAGCTTGTCCACTTCTGACCAGATCGCCGCTTTTAGCTCCTGTTGATATTCCGCTTCGATCACATCCGCCACAAAATCCCCGCGGTCCGGAATAGTATCCTGCAAGGCCAGATCATCACCTGCAACAACCCTTTGCAAGCTGTCTGTATTGATTGCTTCTGATGCTTTTCGGATCGTTCGCAATTCTGCCTTAGTAATGTCCAACTCACGGAGGATAACATGATCTCTCGGGGCTTCGCCGTACTTTTTTAAATAGCTCTCACAAAGCTGCCTGTACTGATTTATCTTTACCTTCAGATACTCTGGTAATCTTATTAGGTAATTGCTGTTTCGATACATCCGCATAAGAATATAATGAATTGCAAAGGTCGAAAACTTCGCGCCTTTGTCCGGTTCGTATCGTTCCGCCGCCTCGAGCAATCCTATGTAACCATCCTGCAATAGGTCTTCGAGTTCCTCCATTCCCGACAATTTTCTTGCTATATGATAAACAAGCCCCCTATTTTGTTCGCACAACTGACCTTTCAGATCGTCCCGGCCGTTTTGAATAAGCGCAACCAGTTCTTCGTTTGACACTTGAAATCCTCCTGGAGAATGGTATAATTATGTAAACCAATATATGCCTTCTCCAATGGGATAAAGCGTTCATCCTGGGCGCTTTTTCTCTTTGCGATAGAGTGACTGCAACTCTTTCACGCTTTCAAATATCAAACTCCGAACAAGTCCAATATCATGTTTCTGATATAGCTTATCCGCGGAATCCACGATGCTGCACCAATACTCATAGCTGTCCGGATCTCCGGATGTAGCATACCGTTTAAACAACCTCCAGACATCATTCAGGCCATCAATATATCTTTGAATCTCCTGTTCAGACATTTAGCCTCCTATTTGATCCGGGAAGGAAACGCATCTATTATGCGTCCTTCCCTCAAAAAAATACTTGGTTCTCTTCAAGGAATCCTTTTCCATCCGTCCCTATTCTTGCGCGGATCGAAAGCCGTTTTATCCTCAAACCACTCTCGGAATTTTTCACGAGTCGGTCTCATGTCCGGAAGATCCGTTACATCGCCCCCATCTCGCGGCATTGGATATCCGCCATTATCACTCCGGACAACTTCCGCAATTTTTTCAAGCGCGATACTTTCCGGATCTGAAAGCTCCTCGCCCTGGACAGCACTGAACCACTCGGCAAATTGTTCTCGTGTGGGTTTTTCTCTCTTCATTTCTTCTCGCCTTTTAAGGTCCAGAAGGGCTCTCGCACTCGAAATAATATCCTCCGCCGTTTCGCCGGACAGCAAATCAGTCGGAATCCCTGTCTTCTGTTCGATAATGGTCTTCAATTCATCAAGAATCATCCGTTTTCTCCTCGTTTCATCTTTCTAATAAACTCTTTGCAGCTCGGACAAATCTGTCCACCGGCCGTTGCCCTTCCGCAGATCCTGCAATTTTGGGGCGGCTGAAATGTAGCTTTCCGCTGTTTGTTTTGGCGCTCTCGCGCCGTTGCCTTATATGATAACCAAATAGTCATCCTATCAACATCCTCCTGGTCGGATCTCGTCGCGTAGTCTTTGCTCCCCACAAAGCCAGGCTGCAAGCGTCCAGCAATTCGCTCCCGGCGCCACCGAATCCCCATCCGCCGCCTATTTTTCTTTTCGTTGCCGTAAGCGCGGATTCATTCAAAGCATCCTGCCCGCTATACCATGTGACCGCGTTCTCGTTTATATCGTTTATAAGCAATGTGGCCGCCGTGACCACATTCTGAGCCGATGGCTTAATTACCGAATCCTTAAAAAGCCACGTCCCGCGTATTTTATCGATCAGAACATCCGCTCCGTTCCTTCCGTCGATCACAACGCAGGAGGCTTGTTTATAACGTTCATTCAACCATTCGGCAAGCCAGGACATCCCGAAGCCCATCGGACGGACATCTATAATCGATATTCTGGCCTTCCCCTCTTTTGGAATTACCGCACCAGCAAGAACAACTTGCGCTCCGTCAATGCTGAATTTCACACCGTAAGCAGTTTTCCCTTCAGGCTTGAGATCGTCGGACTTGCATTTCCCCCATGCCGCCGCGTCGATTGCTTTTTCAACCTTATCTGTAACGATTTCGGCCCACCATCCCAGCCGCTCCCGAGCAAACCCATCTGGAGACAATGTTTCCGATTCAGACCGCGTGAACTCCTCCGTTAATCGAAGCCCTAACGCCGGATTGCAAGCATACCAAAGTGCCTTATCGGATACCGTGATTTCATCCAGGCTCTTCGCTGCGACGCTCCACTCATGCCAACTATTGGATGTCTCTTCCCCCTTGCCCGCTGAAGCAATGCAAGCGTCTCTAAAACGCCGGAAGACATTTCCATTACAACCGGGATATGGTGGGGTACCGACAAATAACTGTTGCCTGATTCCGGTAGAGCTGGCCGACAAAACAGCCATGATCGCTTCCGCCTGATCCTCTGTTAACTCCTGGCATTCGTCATATACAACAAGGGAGATTCCATCGAAGCCTCTGGCGGCCTGTCTGGTACGCGCCACAAACTCGACCATACCGCCGTTTTTCAGTTCTATGCATTCTTCACCTATTCCATACCGGATTTTTTTCACAAGCTTGAGTATCTCCGGGTGATGCTTGTCCGTGAACATTGCCTCAAGTCTCCGAAAGCTCTTTTTCGCTGTCCTCATTTGGTGGGCCGTGTGCAAAATCCGTTCACCATTAATCACCAGACCGTAAAACTCCCGCGCTTCAAGACAAGTATTCTTTCCGTTTTGTCGGCTGATCGACAGGCCACCGTTCGTCACGGTGTAGCATCCAGCAGCATCCTTACCCAGCCAACAATCGACAACCAGCTTTTGCCACTCGTCGAGCGTTACACCATAAGCAGCCATAAGCATTGCCGCGCCGGCTCCGTCAGTGCTGCCGCGGTGGGGTTCTATTCTAATTCGTGGGATCTGATTTCCAATCATGCTTTCGCCTTCATTTCTCGGACCTGCGTCAAAATGTCCATTGTCTCCGTTTCAAGCTCTTCTTTGATCTCCCTCGGAAGATAGGACGTATATTTATCCAACCCGGACAAATATGCTTTCCATAAGCTGTAATATCCTTTAAACAGAGGGTTTTCTCTGATCCCGGACTGGCCGCCGCCGTTATCATAAGGAATCACGACACCAGTTCCACGAATCTGTTCCCTTGTGTCGTCCAGCTTGACCTTCATCCAGGCCAGGTTATCGACGACCGGAGACAATATATCCCGGTGCTGATCCAACACGTTGGCCCGCTCCAGTATTGCGTCCAGTCGTTTATGCTCGTCTAAAACTCGTATATTATCCATCAATTACCACCTTATCGAAGACTACCCCGAACTATAAAAATCCTTCCGCTAAAAATCGGCGCTGACGCGCTGGGATG